ATCTTCAAAGTAGTGGTTGATGGATCAAACAAGCAGGCCGTCGCGGAAATGCAGCTCCGGCACGAACTCTCGCTTACGGCCGCCGACAAGAGAGAGAAGGCCGACTTCATTCAGCTCATGAACGGAGAATTGATTCAGGGAAAGATCAAGCTCAGCGACCAATGTAAAGAGCTGAAAGACGAAGCCGGCACGCTGATTTGGGTTGTGAAAGACGACCAGATTGTCTTTCCGCGTAAAGAGAACCCGAACTGCGCGAATCACCTGACTGACGCTTGGCTATATGCTTGGCGCTTCTGCTACCCGTTCATGGCCGAGCCGATGAAGCCGGTTGTCGATCTCAGGAAACCCGACCAATACCTTGAGCACACAAAAAAGCTCATGGAAGAACAGCTGCAGCGTCAGATTGAAACGCAAGAAGCAGACGAACGCGGTGAAGACATTTTTGCGACTAGCGGCATGGAAGACCAGGCGGAAGTCCTTTCGTACTACCTGAATAAGAGGCGCAAATGACCGACGAGCGCGACGAAGACATATTCCCGATGCTTGAGAACCATGTTCGGATGAAGCCTGACGAGATTCTTTGTCCTGGCGATATGGACAAGATCATCGCAGTCGCACGACGGAGGATCGCTTGGAATAAAGTCAAGTTTGCTGAAATGTCCCAATATGTGAACGGAGACATTAGCGGTGAGAAGCTCAATCCGGTTTATCTTGCGCGCGCGGAAGCAACTCGAGCACTTAAAGCGGCTCTGTTCACTTACACAGGATCTTTTGCCGTCGCGTCCGATGAACTTTTCAGAATCAAATGTGAGGCCGACGCTCAAGGCCGAGACTTCACAGAAGTCTGCAATGAAGAAATAGCCAAGATGAAGGGCGAGCACGTTGTTCCGAGCATGTCAGAAGAAACGATCATGACTCGCGATGAGCTGTCGAAACCAGAAGAAAAACCAAAGACCCTTGCAGGACGAGTTCTTCACTCTCTTTGGGCTATGGGATTTCCAGTCCAGCGCTTCATCAAGAAAGAACTCGACGTGAAAGAGGCCGACAAATGAGCTTCACGGCTGCGGAAGTCAAAGAGCTGATGGACAAGGCCAAAGAGCTTGGCCTGTCGCACATAAAAGTGGAAGGCTTTGAGGCATCTCTCACTGCGCCCAAAGCAGAGCCTGCGCCCGCTCCGACCGTTGAACTTTCCGACGACGAGATCAAAGCGCTCGTTTCGCAGCCCTCACCATTTGACGATCTTTCCGAAGAAGAAATCCTTTACTTCGCCACGCCGTATTTCGATGAGCTTCAAGCTCAAAAAGAGGCGCGCGCGCAAGAACTGAAAGAAGAAGAGGCACTCCGTGGCAAAGAAGGTTGAACGCGCGAACATGACCCAGACTGATTCCAAGGGCAAGGTGATCCGCAGCCCTCGGAATGCATCGCAAGGCGAGCTTCAGAATTTCCGCTGGTGGAAGCTCAAGGCCGGCATGGAAATGGCTCAAAGTATTGCCCAGACGATCAAGTTCATCCAGCGCCATCAAAACAATCGTATTGAGCAGTTGACCGTTTCTACACGGCTTTACGGCAATACCTCGGCATATACGCTGATGGGAACGGCCTTCACTCGCGCAAGTTCGGTCAATTCAAATCCGACCAGCCAGCGCATTTCCTACAATCTTTGTCAAAGCGTGATCGATACGCTTGTAGCAAAGATGGCCAAGAATAAAGTCGTCCCAACCTACATCACGAACGGCGGCGTCTGGGAACAGCAGAAGAAGGCCAAAGACCTGACCAAATTCACGCAAGGAATGTTCTACGAACAGAAAGTGCATCGCAAGGCGATTGATGCATTCCGTGACGCTGCTGTTTGGGGCGATGGCTTCGTTCACATTTTTCGCGAGGGTGACCGCATAGGAGTAGAGAAAGTTCTTCCGCACGAACTCTTCGTCGACATGATCGAAGCGCTGAGCACCGATCCCAGGCAGATGCATAGAGTCAAAATCATGGACCGAGACATTGCGCTCGAACGATTTCCTGAATTAGAAGACGAGATTGCAACGGTTTCTCCGAGCGGTTTCCAAGAGATCGGCGGCCAAGGCACGGCAGCGGATCTGATCACGGTGACTGAAAGCTGGCACTTAAAGTCAGGCGCTGATTGCGATGATGGCGTTCACGCGATTTGCATTGGCGACGGCGTGATCAAAGAATCGTACGACAAAGATTATTTCCCGTTCGCGCACTTTTCTTACTCTCGCCGACTGTTGGGGTACTACGGTCAAGGCGCGTGCGAACGACTCCAGAATATCCAGGGCGAGATCAACCGTTGCATGGTTCTGAAGCAGCGCAGCCAATGGATGATGGCGAGCTTCAAGCTCCTGCTCAAGAACGATTACAAAATCGTTTCGCAGCATTTGAACAATGACGTGGGTGCGATCATTCGCTATTCTACCGAACCGCCGCAATACGTCACGCCGCCCGCAACAAATCCCGAACTACAAGTCTGGATTGATTCGCTCATCGAGAAAGGTTACCGGCAGGAAGGTGTAAGCCAGCTCGCCGCCGCAGCTGAGAAGCCAATGGGCATCGACAGCGGAAAAGCCCTTCGCACAATCACTGATATTGAAGACGACCGTTTTCTGTTCATTGGACAGGAGATGGAAGAATTCGTCCTCGAAATCGCGCACCAAGGCGTCGGCATCGTCAAAGACATTTACGCCGAAAAAGAAGAGTACACCGTGGTCGTACCTTCAACCAAGTTCACGGATACCGTGGATTGGGGGGACATTGACTTGGACGAAGACCAATACGTCCTCAAAGCGTTCCCAACTTCCAGTCTCTCTGATGACTTGACCGGTCGCTTGGCAGAGATCCAAGAGCTTGCTCAGGCCGGCATGATCTCTGCGCGCACAGCTCAGCGACTCATGGATATGCCGGACGTGGAAATGAACGAAAGCCTGGCGACTGCCGCAGAGGACCTTTTGCACAAAGTCTTCGAGGATATGCTCGACAAGAAAAAATTCAGGACTCCTGAACCGTCATGGGATCTGGCACTCGCGAAGACGCTGTGTCTCGAGTACATGAACTATGCCCAGTACATGAACTGCCCGGAAGACCGGATCAATCTTCTCAGACAGTTCAATACTCAGCTTGAGGATTTGGTTGCGGCCGCCATGCCTCCTGCGCCGCCACCGATGCCTCCGGGCGCTCCAGGTGCCGGAACTCCGACCGCCAACCCTACCGCTCCTCCGGTTTCAACCCTTTTACCCAATGCGGCCAACGCCGCGTAAGGAGATTTCATGTCTAAAGAAGCAGCACTCGCTGTAGCAACTGGCGCAACCCCTCCTGGATCTACGACGCCCGGACTTGCGGCAACGCCGCCGGCAACTACTGCGGCCCCCGCTACGCCCGCTGGCACCGAGGCCCGCACGGTTCCGGACAGTCTCGCCAAGAAAGAGGCCGAGATTGTTCGTCGCCAGCAAGAACTGAAGAAACAGCAAACCGAATGGACTCCGAAGTTGAAGCAAGCCGAAGAAGTCCTGAAAGTCGCGGACGAATTCAACAATTTGCGAAAGACCGATCCGGTCGCGGCCATGAGAAAGCTCGGATTTACCGAAACAGAGATCTTCAACTTCCTCGCCACTCCAGAAAAGCCGGCTCCGACCGCTGAGGAGCGCGCCGCCGCCGCTGCCGATGCAGCCGCTGCCGCGCGGATCAAGGCTTTCGAGGACTCTCAAGCGCAAAAAGCCGCCGAGCAGCAACAAAAGCTGGATCAGCGCACGTTGGGAGACTTCAAAAATAGCATTTCCGGTCTGATCAAAGCGAATCCCGAGAAATATGAGTACTGCGCCCATGAAGGCTCTGAGGCCCAAGAGCTGATTTACGCCACGGTCCTTGCATCAGTGAAAGACTCGGGCGGAAAAGAAGCAATGACTGCCCAAGAGGCCACCGAATTCGTCGAATCCTACTACGAAGAGAAGGACAAAGCTCGCGCCGCACTCAAAAAGCGCACTCCGACGCCGACTCCAGTCGAAATCAAGGAAACGGCCCGCACGCGCACGTCGGATCCGAACTCTCCGGGCGCGGCGACCAATCGGCCAGTGATCACCCGCACCAGAACCATCACGAATCGCGCTACCGCTACGGTCGCCAGCACCACGACCAAAAAGCCCGAGACTGCGGCAGAAAAGCGCGTAAGGCTTGAGAACATTTTGAGAAATGGCGGAAAAGCGTAAATTCAACTAACGCTTTTCCACTCTCATGTAACCCTGTCTCCCATAGACAAAACGGTCCATTAGACATTGCGGCCACTCAAGACGGGAAAACGGAACGCGCATATCGCGCGCCCGAATTTCTATTTGAGGTTCCTCGATGGCATCCCCGATTACTCAGAGCGCCGTATCTGGCATTCTGAAAGAACTCTACGACGATCAAAAAGTTCAGTGGTTGACTTACAAAGACAATCCGACCTTGGCCATGATGCACAAGGAGGAGAAATTCCCCGGCAAGTACTATCCTGTGCCGGTTGTCTACGGACTTACCCAAGGCGCGTCGGCCACTTTCGCCAGCGCTTACAATAACCAGTCTTCGCCGCTGGTTGCCGAGTTTCTCGTCACTCGTGTAGCTGACTTCTCGCTCGCGACGATCGATGGTCAACTTTTGGCTGCCGCTCAGACCGATCCAGGCAGCTTCATCGACGGTGCGGAACTCATGATCGACGCGGCCTTTCAAACGGCCGTCAACCGCATCGCCAGCGCTCAGTTTCGTAACGGCGCAGGTACGATCGGCCAGATCGGCGCAACGATCACGGGCGCTTCTCCTGCTTATCTTCTGACTCTTTCGAATCCGGACGACGCTGTCCAATTCGAACCGGGCCAAACTTTGATGGCAGTTCAGAACGTCGACGGTTCCGGCACGGCTCCGGTCGCTACCGCTACCATCGTTGCGGTCGACTCCATCCTTGGGATCCTGACCCTTTCCAGTTCCGACGCCACTCTTCCGGCTGACTGGCCGGCAGGTTACTACCTCGCTACCCAGGGCGACCTGCCGAACGCGGTGAACAACAACTTCCAACCTGCTGGAAGCACGACCACGAATAGCCTCCTGAAAATCGCGGGTTTCGCCGGCTGGCTTCCGATCGCTCCGGTTTCCGGAACTGATGCTTGGTTCGGCGTGAACCGTTCTGTGAACCGTCAGCGTTTGTCGGGCGTTTCGTTCAACGGTACCGCGCTGAGCTACGAGGAAGCAGTTCTTCAAGGCACTGGCCGCATCGCAATGTTCGGCGGTCGCGTCGA